ATTTCATAACTCCTGTCACTTTTTAAACTTTTAGGGATACCTACTTCTGTGTAGGTAGCTTCAGTAAGAGTAATTTTATAATATTCATAAGCTTCTTCAGTGATAGCAACTCCTGTTGGGTCATCAACATAACGCATTGCGAGTAATTGAAAAGCTATGTCAGGAGAACCTTGTGATGCTATGATAGATATGGCTTGATTTGGTGCAGAAATACCACTTTCATATTTTTCTAATGTGTCGAGTGTTTGAGTTGGAAAACAATTAAATATGTCTGTAAATGTAGTTCCATCTTGACATAAAGCTACTGTTTGAATATTACCGCCCGGTAAACTTGTTCCTATTTTCTCCACAAAGTCCGTGCTAATTGCTAAATCAAAAGCTGAGTTAAAATCTTGTGGAAGTAAATAAGAAAACTGTAAACTTGTGGGTTGAGAAGTTGCATTTGGTGGAGGATTAGGACCACTAAAACTATCATGTTCAACAGTTATTTGAAACTCTAATAGACCTCCTGCTACAAGATTTTGGGAGTCTAAATCTAAAATTCTTATTATACTGTTTGGTATTGAAACTCCTCCATCAATGCTATACGCTCCTGTGTCTGTTTCAGTTTCTAAATTAGCTAATCCTATTTCTTCAGATTCTAATGTTACTACATATTCAAGTTTTAAAGGAAAACCATTTAAATCTACTAAGTCATATTGTTCTAAATAGTTACCATAAATTAATCTGTTACCTAATAAAGATTGTGCCTTTGCAAGTCTTGGTACATTATCGAATAATCTAAGAATTTCTGATTCGGGAAGCAATGTAAATATTTTTCTTGAATCAAAAGAAAAGGTGTAATTTACATTATCGACTAATCCTAAATCTGCTTTATCTAATTTTTCTAATACATAAATTGTATTGCTTTCCATTTCTTTCCAAAGCAAATCTATACCTATAACTAAAGGACCACCGGAGTTGTATTCAATAATAGCAAGGTTTGATTGATTTAACATACCTGAATTTAATCCTGTAGAGAAATCATAATTAAAACCATCAGGTAAAAAGTTAGGTTCTGAAAATTGTGATGTTGCTGAATACTCATTATCCTTGTATCTCCATCTATAAGCAAATGAAATAAACTTATCTTCCATATAATTAGCAGATGTTGCAGCAATAGCGGCATCTACATCAGGTGAATTAGAAGGTGGTTTTTTAATTACTAATAATTCTTCTGCAGTTATTCCATCATTAAATGCAGCGTCAGGATTGGCATAGTTTCTTAAAACGTTTATAAATCGAGGTGGATTAAAATCATCAGTAAAGAATAATAAATTATCCACAAGATTAACTCCTGTAATTAAATATGTTGGATTAAAATTTAAAGTTGTACCAACACCACTTGTTGTTTGTGTGCTAATTACGTGATAAGTTAAGTTGAAATTTATTACATCATATGAAACAATTAAATCACATTTACCGGAAGGACTTGCAGGAAAGTTGGGGTCATGCACAAACCAATATAAAGTTTCATTTGCGCCATCTTCATAAGCACCTATACATCTTGCGTCATCAGATAAGTTTATAGGAGAAGGAGTAGCCGGTACAGAAAGTTGAGTTACTCTAACATTACCCTTTGCATTTTCCACTGAACCTATTTCAGTGTTTTCTGTAGAACCTAATCTAACATTTAAAGCATCAACATACTCACCATTAGGAACGAGTCTTTCATCAAGACCCTTATTCATCCTACCTAATATAAAATTTCTTTGAAAGTTTGCCATACTATTTTATCCATTTATCCATACCTCTTAAGTTCATCAATAATCTTCCGGGATGAATATTACTAATTCTAATTTTAGCATTCCTTAATAAAGCACTTTTTCTTTTTCTTGCTCTATTTACAATATATTCTTGTACTCCAAGCTTAGAATTTATTATTGAAAACTCAATAAATGCATAAATGTATTCCTCAAACAACTTGTTTACTGTTATTTCGGTATCGTTTCCACCTTCCATACCGTCTGATACATATTCCAACACAACTAATTTATCAACCATGCCGGAACTAAAGTTGATAACTCCACCTTTTTTATTGATACTAAACGTAGGGTTTGCGTTTGCGGTTTCTGTATTTAAACCAAATCTTGAACCTATTTGATAATCAAAATACCAATATCCATCACAACAGTATCCGTCAAAACCAAAAAAGATAGAATCTTTATTTAAGTAAATACTTTTTTTACCACCCTTTATTCTTGCTAAATCTAAATCAGAGTTTTGTGGACTTAATGCATTACCGTCTTGGTCAAAAAGTATATTGCAATTATTATCTTGTAAATATGCGCTACTCCAATTTGTTTGTATGTTTTCGGTTAAAGGATAAAGTAGACCATTTTTAAATTCTGATATACGAACCCAATTAACATAATCGGAAGGCAATACATATCTTAAAGTGTTACACACCTGAAGTTCTAATATTTTTATTTCTTTAAATGCATCATAGTTAAGTTCTTGTATTGCTCTTTTTGCATGAAATAAAATTTTATATCGTGGTTCATTATTTATTAAACTATGATTCCCATAGTACATTAACATGAAATTATTGACTATATCATATAAAGAAACATATTGATAAGAACCCCAATTAGCATTTTCAGGTTGGTTACCATTGTTTTCATAATATTGATATTGAGATATATAAGCCATAATCTTTTATTTTTCTTGTTCTTCTTCTCCTTTTTCTAATGCTTGTCCAAATTGAACTGCTGCAACTTCTCTGATTGACATACCTGCATATTGTAAAATCTTTATAACCAAAGTCGGCTCATCAGATATGGATAACTCAAAATCTTGAAAGTCAGGTTGGGATTGGTCAAATGATGGCTCTCCTCCAACTAAATTTACATATGTCCATTTTGGGTCATTAGGGTATCTAATGTATTGACACTGTACCGCACCCATTGTATTTATACTTGCAGGAAACAAAGTTAAAAGTGGTTCTTGCTGAATATAAGCCGGAAACAAAGTTGAAGGTGCAGTTAACATTGAGTTGTTTAGCATCGTTATTTTACTTTGTGTTACTTTTTCTGCTTCATTAACTATACTTTCATCATATATAGCATAATTTTGAAACAGAGCAGGAAATATATCTGCTGCGTTTCCTGCAGCATCTATTAAAGTTATTTCATTAGCTGAAACCCCACCAACAAACGCAGTTTGATTTGTGGTGGTATTAGCTACTATATCGCCTACCTGAACTCCATCTGCAACAAAGGTTGCACCTGCATCTACCAAATCATTAGCTTGAACGAGTGTGTTTTGTCCTGAAGCTAATAATCTTGTATAAGCTAAAACTTTATTCAACAGATAATAATTATCATTAGTAGTAGTAGGACTTGGAGTAAAAAATTTATTATTAAACTGATGAACTAAAAATTTAGTTTCAGAAAAAATATTTATTACTTCTTCATACCCTTTACTAATATCGGCATACTCAGTTCCTGATTGTCTTACATTTTCTTTGTTAAGTTGATAATTATATTGATAAAAATAATCTTCAAAAATATCCAACTGTGCTTGTTTAGCGAACAAATTAAAGTCTGCAGGAGATATGTAACCGTAGTTATTCTTATTCAGTATAGACAATACTGTATTTCTAACGGAGTTTATCATCTGTAAAATTTCTTTTTACAAAGATAATTAAAAAAAAAAGAGCGAGTTTAATCGCTCTTCTTCTTTAACCAAAAACTTATATATATGATAATTCTTATTGCGAAATTAAAAAATTATTTTGCTTTTTCCAAAAACTTTAAAACTTCTACACCATCGTCAGTTTGAAACCATTCCGCGATGTATTCAATTGGGTCTACACCATAAGGTATAACTGCCATACGTTTTTTATTACCATCTAAGTTAAAATAAACTTCTTTACCTTTATTTCTAAAAGCCAATACTTTATCATCAAAAAACTTTTGAACGGTTGACATCAACTTAACTAATGGATTGCTTATAGCTGATAAAAATGCAGAAGGGTTTCTTCTTGCAAACACCAATATGTCTCGCTTCATTTCCGATGTTGACATTAAGTTAACATCTCGTGTCAATATCACTCTCCCTATTTGTTCAAGTTGTTCAACAGACATGTTAGACACTTCAATCAGCGCATCAACTTCTTTTTGAATCATATCAACTTGGGCTGAAGCGTCACTTTCTAAATTGACTTCAACAAATTTTTTACCATTTAAAGGATGGTAATGTAAAAACTGCTGAAGAACCGGATTATTTTTCGGCACACTTAACATGCCATTATCAAATATAATAGGTTCTAAAATTACTTGTCCTTTTTGTTCATCCTCAAAAGGTGACTGAGCATTTCTTGCATAACGTAATGCTCTGTTATACCCTTTTTCTTCATCAAAATATAATAGGGGAGTACTTTTACTGTTTCTTGAGGGGATTATACAGGATAAAGGAGTCCTGTTTCCTGTGAGTTTATAAACTCTATTTTTACTTTCTAATTTCATTTTAATTTAATTTAATTCTTAAAAAAAGCAAAGTGTGTCTTTGAAGACACACTAAGCTTTATATTAAATATTAGTCTTCAAACAATACAAAATTGTTCGCTCCTAAAACACATACACATCTTTCTGATAAGTAGTGTACTTCCATTGCATCCAAAGATGTAGTAGCAGCACCACCTGCAGAACCTGTAATCCACGTTTTATATTTTCTATCTTCAGTTTCTGAAGCTCTATATCTAACGTGTAAGAATGGTCTTTTAGCGTTTTTACCTAAAATTTGGTCATAAACACTTGTAGAACCTGCAGGGACTAAGAGTCCATTGATTTGACCTGAACCTGCACCTGTTGGGTTATCCCCACGCATTGTTGGGTCGTTCAAGTATTTCCAATCACTCTTATAAAAATCATATCCTCTGCGGAACCCTGTAAAACCTAAGTTTAAAGCCATTTCAACATCATTGTCAAATAAACCAAATGATGCTCCTTGACTTGTAACTCCGGCTACTGCAGGGTCATTAAGTCCATTCAATCCTGCTAAGAAATCATCAATAGCAAACCCAAATTGTCTGTCAAGGAAAATAACATTTTCTTCGATTGCACCTTGAGAGTCTAATCTACCAATAATTGTATCAAAATCAGCTAATGTTTCAGGCACTCCACCTGTCCATAGGTTACCTCTGTTTTGAACAGTATAAAATATACCTTCAGAACCTTTGTTACCAAATGTTGGGTTAAGACCTGCTCCTGCTCCTTCGTTAGAAGCACCTGAACCTGCTTCAGCCGGTACTGCTTCTACCATTGCAGTTTCTAAATAGTCATCGAATCTTAGCCTTGTTTCATGCTCAGATTTCATATACCATAAATAACCTGTTGCACCATTCTCTGATGTAACTTCTATCCAACCGATTTGAGCCATATCAGAACCTGATACTTGGTATTTATCTTTAATGATTATCGGTGAATTCTCAAAGATATAGTCATCTGATTCTAATGAACCTTCCATTCCTATTGTTCCTTTTTTGAATTCTGAACCATAAATAAATACAGTATAAGGACCTGCTGCTGCTAAACCTGCTGCTTCATAGAATGCTACAGTAAATTGTTTATTAGCTAAATCTACATCAGTTA